TTGCAAACTCTGCTGACTTTGCTGCATTCAAGACCGCAATCGCTGCATTATGATTTTCTTCTCTTTTATTATTTCTTTATTTGCCAATCACTTACCAGTGATGTATGTGCAAGTGCCCCAGTGGGCAGATGATTGGGCAGTGTGTGCTGTTGATATACCTGACGCTAAGTGTCATTGGTATGTTATGGCTCCTGATAATACTTTTGGTGAAGGATTCTCTTGGGAAGACGCACCATGGTTTGATGCTAACGGATTAAACGATGTTGCACCTATGCAAGCATCAACAGTTTTAGAAAAACTACAGAAAAAGTAAATGGCAACTCCTACCTCTAAAGCAGAATTAAAAGAATACGCTCTTCGTAGACTTGGTAAACCAGTCTTAGAAGTGAATGTTTCTGATGACCAAGTGGATGATGCTATTGATTATACTTTACAAAAGTTTCAACAGTATCATTACGATGGTGCTGAGAGGTGCTATCTAAAACATAAGATTACACAGGATGTTATTGACCGTGCTGAAACAAACACCACTACAACATCTGACGCAGGAAATGATACATGGCTAGAGTCTAATAAGTATCTTGAAGTGCCAGAGCATATCCTTTCTATTGAAGGTATATTCTCATTTACTGATAAAGGCACATCAAATATATTTGATATTAGATATCAGATGAGATTGAATGACTTGTATGATTTTACATCTACACAGTTTTATCATTACTATATGATTAAACAACATTTAGAAACTATTGACTTTCTACTAGAGGGACAAAAACCAGTTAGATATTCTCAAGTGCAAGATAGATTATATCTAGATTTTGATTGGACAACTGATGCGTTGTTGGATACTTTTATTGTGATTAAAGCATGGAGGGCATTAGACCCTACAACTTGGACTGAAATTTATAACCAAATGTGGGTTAAGGACTATGCTACTGCTAAGATTAAAAAGCAGTGGGGCACTAACTTAACTAAGTTTACTGGTGTGCAAATGCCAGGGGGCGTCACATTGAATGGTGAAATGATTTACAACGACGCAGTTGATGAATTAAAACGACTTGATGAAGAACTTAGAATGGTTTGGGAAACACCACCTCTAGATATGATAGGATAATGGCTACTAATTCTTATTTCACACAAGGCACAACTGGCGAGCAGGACTTGGTTGGCGGTTTAGTTACCGAGCAAATCAAGATGTTTGGTAAGGATGTATATTACATACCTCGCACATTAGTAGATAGAGACTCAGTATTTGAAGAGGATAGTTTATCAGCATTCAATGGTGCATATTTGATAGAAGCATACATTGAAGATGCTACAGGATTTCGTGGCGATGGAGATATGTTTAGTAAGTTTGGTGTAAGAATATCAGACCAAGTTACATTTATAATTTCAAGAGAAAGATTTACAGCAGCTGTAGATGATAATGCACAGTTAATTGTAGAAGGTCGTCCTAATGAAGGAGACTTGATTCACTTACCAATGGCAAACAAAACTTTTGAGATACAGTTTGTTGAGCATGAAGTGCCATTCTACCAGTTAGGTAAAGTGCATGTATGGGGTTTACGTTGTGAGTTGTTTGAATACAGTGACGAAGACTTCAACACTGGTGTTGCAGAGATTGATGCAGTTGAAGTTAACTTTGCTAATGCAGTTACTGTCAACGTTGCAGATGGTGGCACAGGAGATTTTGTTGCAGGGGAGATTGTAACAGGTGGTAGCTCTAATGTAACTTCCGAAGTTAAGACATGGAATTCCGCTACACGTCAGTTGGTAGTATATAATAGGTCTGGAATGTATGCCATACCTGAGACTTTAACAGGTAATACATCAGGTGCAGCGTGGACTTCTGCTACATATAATACACTAAATAATATGAATAGCGAAACAGACCAAAACTTCACACTTGAGACACAGGCTGATGCTATTATAGATTTCACTGAAGGTAATCCCTTTGGTGATTATGGAAACTCTGGAGGTACCTTATAATGTTAGGGACATATTCTTATCATGAAATAATTAAAAAGACTGTTATCGGTTTCGGTACACTTTTTAATAACATTGAAATCCGACGCACTAAAGGTAGCAAAACAGAGGTGATGAAAGTCCCTCTTGCCTATGGTCCTAGACAAAAGTTTCTTACTCGCTTAGCTGCAGTAGGAGATTTATCTACTAAAGACCAAGTGCAGATTACTTTACCTAGATTATCTTTCGAGATACAAGGTATTAGTTATGATGCAACAAGAAAACTTTCACCTACACAATACATCCGCAACACTAAAGCTGCGGGAGACAATGTAAAAAGTTATATGCCAATACCATATAACATTAATTTTGAGTTGTCTATTCTGGCAAAGAATCAAGATGATTCTCTACAAATACTAGAGCAGATTCTTCCATTCTTTCAACCATCATTTAACATCACAATGAATCTGATTCCAGATTTAGGTGAGAAGAGAGACTATCCAGTCACTCTAACTGCTATTGATTATGAAGATGTTTATGAAGGAGATTACGACACACGTCGTACTCTAGTTTATAATTTGTCATTTATAGCTAAGACATTTCTATACGGTCCTGTGCAAGACGCAGATTCGCAGATTATCAAGAAGGCTATTGTTGATTATAATACAAAAGATAAAACCATGCCTACAAGGGAGGTTAGATATCAGGTCACACCAGACCCATTAACTGCTGACCCTGATGACAACTTTGGTTTTAACGAAATATTCAGTGAGTTCCAAGATGCCAAGTCGAGAAACCCAACCACAGGACAAGATGAGTAAGTTTGATGGTATCGAGGATGCCCTCGATGTACAGTCAGATATCGTCCCTGTAGAAAAACCAGAGGTAGTAACACCAGTTGATACTACATCTACAAAAGAGCAATTAAAGAAAGACTATGAGTATACTCGTGGTCATCTATACTCGTTGGTTGAAAAGGGACAAGAGGCAGTAGATGGAATACTTGAATTGGCACAAGAGTCAGACCAACCTCGTGCGTTTGAGGTTGCAGGACAGTTAATTAAACATGTCGGAGACGTTGCTGACAAACTTGTAGACCTACAAAAGAAGGTCAACGAGATTGAAAATCCCAAGAAAGACAAGCAAGTAAATACTACAAACAATACAATGTTTGTTGGTAGCACTGCTGACCTTGCTAAATTCTTAAAAAAACAACGCGATAAATAGTCTAGTAAGGAGAATCTAAATACAATGTCAGTATTAAATGTCATTGACACACAAACAATTACCGCGTCTGGCTCAGGCTATATCACGGTAAAATCTGGCGTGATTCGTGCGTATGCAGCAAGTGCTTCAACTCTAACGATTGATGCAGGACCTGCTATAACTCTTGCTGCAGGAGAAGCAATTCTTTTGTCAGTAGGTAAATCAAAAAATGCTCAAATTAAAGCAGCAACAGATGCAGCCGCTATGGTAGTTACCGTATTAGGTGGAGGCACTCCTGCTCATAGATTTGTCGTTGGAGATTACATTTCTACTGCTGCAAATAGTGATACTGCATTCACCTCGGATTTCGTATCAGCAGCTAGCGGTGGTAAGAAAATTACTGCGGTTACAGATACAACAATTACAACAGATTATGACTCATCAGCAGCAAGTGCAGACTATGCACTATCATCAGCAGATGTCGAAGCAGGCACAGTCCCTGTCATTCAAAAAGCAGTTAAACTTACTGCAGGCTCTGCCAATGTTATCGTCGAGCAAGTACAGATTGTCGGAGGATAATCAGGAATGCCCGCAGTCTCGAGAAAACAACAAAGATTCTTCGGGATGGTTCGACAAGCTCAAAAGGAGGGTCAAGCGAAAGCTGCCTCACCTGAGGTTGCCAGAGTTGCTTCCAGCATAAAAATGAAAGATGCAAAGAAGTTTGCATCAACTAAACATAAAGGTTTACCTGAGAAAAAAATGTCTAAAGAATCTGTAAACGAAGAAGGTTACGACCATTACAAAGACAAGATGGCAGTAGCTGGAATTGATATTTCTTCTCCTAAAAAGAAGGATGCTACGACTATGCCTAGGTCTGATAAAAAGATGAAAGGGCAAACTGCTGCACAGAAAGCAGCAAAAGGTAAGTCTGCACTTGAGTTAGTCAAGGACAGAATTAGAAAAGATGGTGGCAAAATTATGGGCGAAGGTGCTAATCCCTATGGTAAACGAGCAAAGGTAAAAATGATTATCAAAAGTTTCGCTGAAAAGCAAAGAGCAAAAGCAGGGGTAACAAAAGAAGAAACCCTTGAAGAAAAGAAGAAAGGTCTTTGGGATAACATCCATGCTAAGAGAAAACGTGGCGAGAGAAAAGCAAGGCCAGGTGAGAAAGACTATCCTAAGACACTTAATGTAGAGAATGCACAGGAACAACATAAAGCAGTGCATGTGAAAAAGAAAGATAACACTGGCGGACTTCCTCTACAGGTTGCAGCAAAGAATAGAAGAGGACAGATGCAAGGAGTTGATGAAGCTAAAGTTGATAAAGGACGTAGTGATTATGGTAAAGCATCTATCAGAAACTACAGGAGAAGCGGACCTGGGCATGATGATCCTGGCATGTTTGACCCTGAGGGTAAGAGAGGTAAAACTATAGAGAAGCGTAGAGAAGAGCACAAAGCACGTCGTGGTGTGAAAGGTGCTAAAGTGCCTGCATATAAAAAAGAAGAGGTTATAAAAGAAGTAAGTAAGAAAACTTTAGGTAGTTACATTAAGAAAGCATCTACAGAAATAGGTACGAGTGCTACAAAGGGTGACTATGATAAGACAAAGAAAAGACATTCTGGTGTAATGAAAGCAACTGACAAACTCACATCAGAAGGTGTGATGGGTATGATAAAGAGAGCAGCTAAAGTAAAAGCAAAGAAAACAACTGGTAGAGATGCGGGTGCTATTGCTGCTAAGATAATGAGAGATAAGCAACAGAATAAGTATGTTGGTTTCTTGCCTGCAAACGAAGGCACTTCTTACGGTCTATACAAAGGAGATGGCAAAGCATCAGGTGCTATGAAGAAGTATCTTGATAAGAAAGCAAAGATGCTGACTAAGAAGAGAGAAGCACAGTCTGATGCTGCTAAAAACAATCCTCATTTTGATAGCACACAACCTTCACCATCGGGTAGAAATAAGTATGAAGAAGTTGTGCATGAGAAGAAGGAGATGATCAAAGTTAAACTTAAAGATCCTTCAAAGATTAAAGTGAAGGTAACTGATATAGGGCCGGGTGGAAAAGAATATGTAAG